ACTTGTATCTGCCACGCATTGTTGCGCGCATTACTGCCGATAGCTTTGCTGGCCGCGACTCTGTGGTCAGCTCTGGAGTGTCCGTATAATTAAGACCGGGATCATCTATAATGACCTTAGTTATTTGTCCCCCGCTCACGACAGGAGAAAACTTGGCCCCGTACCCGCGACCGCCGCCGGAAACAATTATTTCTGGTTCTGCGTGATAGTTTGCGCCTCGGGTTAGAATGTTGACAGATGTGATTCTTCCTGTAGAGGCTGTACTTAGGGTCTTTAGGGTTTTAGCCTGCCACGAGATATATTGCGCCGAGACCCACCCTCCGGAATCTAGGTCTGCGGAAGCTTCTCTATTGCGCTTGGCGAGCCAGAGTGCGGCTTTGTCGTTGGCAGTCCAAGAGTCATTGAAGCCATTTATAAACACTGGCTCAAGCAGCTGGTGCGGCGGGCCGTCTGGGGTGGACGCAGCGTCAGGCGCGTTTGCACGAATGCGGAACTCAACGTACTTGTTGCCGATACCTGAATGAGTCCCACGGATTGATTCCTGCGCTACAGCAGTGTTGTAATCTACCCGCTGTTCATATGCGTTAGCTTGATAGATGCGAAGCGCAAACAGCGCTCCTTTTGCCCAACCCTTGCCGGGGTCTTCTATGACGATGGTGCTGGAATTTATTTCCCCGCCCTCGGGCACAATGTCAACGATTGGCCTAGACACGTTCGTGCCGGAAGTCCACCAAGGCAGTCTTGTCTTTTTCGATTCCTTCTGCCCTGACGGCAAGCACTCTTCTTCTCCTGTCGTGAGCCACGAGTCAGGGCAATCTCTGAGATAAATCTTTACCAGCGGGCCTTCGGCGTCTGGCAGGCCGTCCCAGCCTTTGTATTCTGTGCCAACCGTGTCGCCATGTATCGCCCTTGCGGTTTGCGATTGGCGCGTGGCAGGCACACGAAATCTAATTATCTTGGAGGACGCGGTATCTCCGGAGCCTGTCTCCACTGTTTCGTACTCAACGGGCACATCGACGCGCGTCCATTGGCTTAGGTTTGTGGAGTATGTTCCGGTGCATAGCCAAACGGAAATTTTTGAGTAGTCGGGCCAGTACACTTCGGCCCTTCTGCCGCCTACTGTGCCAGTAAACCCCCTGACGAAAGTGCTGCCGCTGGCCTGCAAGCCGCCGTACCTAGAGTTTTCAGCAGAGCCCTTTCTGTCATAGTCTGAGCCCTCCCAAAAGTCTCCGTAAAGATACGGCGTGTTTGTGCCGTACGTTTGCCAATTAGATACAGTGGTTTCTATGGACTCCCACGGGGCCGCCGTGTTGACTGCAAATCCGTAAGACTTCGGCGACATGCGGATTGTGGCCGTGGCTTTCTTTTCCGTGAAATAGCCATCGGCGGGCGTGTTGGAGCCAGTTTGCACAGGGGAACTGGTCTCAATGTTCGCGGTATAAGTCTTGGTATCTGCGTTATATGTCAGCTCGTGCTTGGTTCGTCGTAGCTTCTGGAAAGATATTTGTTGTCCAGCAGCTAGGTTAAATGCTGGATTGGCGAAAGCAATTTGCACGCGATTGAGCGTGGCGTCAACGTCTACGACTGTGTTGACCTTTCCGTTGACGTTTGCTTCGTACGGAAAGACTTCCGCATAAGAGGCCAGCTCTACCCCCTCGACGTTATCCAGCTCAAGGATTATGGTACTCCAGCCGTCGACCGATCCTGTGCCATGATATGCAACAATGTTTTTTGGTTCGGTTTCCGAAGAAAAGTTGCCTAGCGTGACAATCGCGTGCCCATCGGTTCCGGCGTCTTTTGTGCTGTATGTCTCTTCGTCAGAGGGGCCTGAGTACGGAGCCTGCGAAGCGACTGTGCCGGGAGTCGTTGTATCAAATCCGATAATCTGCTTGGCGCTGGAGCTGTAGTTTGCAGTTGCCTTAAACCCGGCGCCTTGAGGGTTTTCTATGCAAGTCAGCTTGGGGGCTGTCGTGTAGCCAGCGCCCCCGTCCGCGACCTCTACGCCAGTAACGCGCCCGAGCTTGACGATTGGCTCTAGCCTTGCCTCACGAACGCAGTCGCCGTCAACCAGAATTTTCGGCGCATCGTAGTATGACCCTCCACCGAACCGCACGCTGACAGATTCGATGAACTTCCCCCTGCCATCTGGGGTCACGACAGGCGGGACTGTCGGGGTCTTCATCCCCATCTCGCGAGCCACGTTTTCTAGCGCTTCTGGAAGATAGAGCCTTGGTTGGACGTTGTGGCCGTACACAAGGAAGAGCCGCCCACGCCTGTCTTCGGCTACGCAAAAATTATGTAGTTCCGAATTGTCGGGAAATATGTCGAGCGTATCTACGACTCGCGATTTGTCGCCAATGACACGGCGCACGACCCATTTGTATTCGTAGTTTGGGAGCCCTTGGTCGATTTCTTCTATGGTGAGCGTCTTGTCTACAAGAATCTTTTGCCACCACAGGTAGTCGTTGTCGCTTCCAAGTATCGTCGCTCTGCGGAAGATTCCGTAGATTCCGTCATTGTCGTACTTGCCGTATATCTTTCGCAGTCCGCTACGACTAAGCAGCATTCCGGGGCGGCGCGCTTGCAGATTGTTCAGCAGGCGCAGCTCTCCCGGTCTCAGCAGATACTGAGAGGCATCTTCGTTATATCCGAACCATTGACTTATCTTAATCATTCAACATCCGGCAATAGACCTGAGTGCCATCCCATTGAGCGAGGCGTGGGGTACTGGCTGCGGGCCAGCCCGCTGATGGGCGTTACTACGTCGGCCTCCATCGCAAGACGCAAGTCGCGGTTGAATGTTGCCATAGCCACATCGGCTGGCTTTCCAGCAAGCCTTGCGTACCACATTTCGCACGAAGAGATTATGGCCGTGTACATCTGTGGGCTGGCGTTGATTACGTCAGTGATGGCGTATTTTGTCAGCGCTGGCAGCGGGGTGTTCAGCTCGTCGTAGTCAGTAGTGGCAGTTATCTCTTGATCTAGCGAGGTCTCTGGGGGCGGCTCTAGCGCGACCTCTCCAGCGTCGAAGTCGATTGGCTGTTGCGGCACTCCGTCTGGCCCGGGCCTCTCGTAGACAGTGGCGTCACTAACAATCAGCGAAGTGCCCGACTTCCACTCTTCTATTCTGCGCTCCATGATAAAAGGAACTGTAGCTCCCACCGGGTCTGCGTTGTTTCCGTCAGACCCGAAGCGTATGTAAGCGGACGCGCAATCTTGGGGGAAACTCGTGTTTGTGCCAATGACGTACATCTTGTTGTCATCGGTATTTCTCTCAAGCTTTACAGTTCCCTCTCGGCAAATCCTTTCATAGCCGAAATACTTGATTGGCTTTGGAGTCAGTCGGTAGACGTAGTGGACGAGAACATCGTCTTGTGGCACGCCAACAAACCTTATCTGGTAGCGGTCAGGATTAGAGTCAGATCGCATGACCGTGAAGTAGTATGGCTCTCCCGATCCGTCTGTGTTGATTTCGAGCTGCTGCCATTCGGTTGGAGATATGCGGCAATGCAAAGTTCCTACCGTGTTTGTCTTCAGAGTTCCTATGTTTTGCAAGTCTGGCGGCAAGTCGTAGAAAACCTGTGGCCTCACCTCCACGCTGTCTGAGTCTACGGTCGCCTTCTGGTTCAGCGTCACCAAGTTGTCTTTGACAGCCACTACCCTCACTGGGTTTGGGAAGTTGTTTTTCGGGAACCGAACGATTCTCCCCGGCGCAAAATGCGTAGCATCAGATACCCGCATTACTTCGTTGCCTGCCCTAATTGTCGCACGAACAGTAGGGCTTTGCGTTTTGAAAGAGCCTGTCCGCTCGTGCCACAGCCAGTCACGGCACTGCATTATCTCGCGCACGCCGCACATTACAGCGTGCCTTACGGCCAAATGCTCGCCGTCCTGCGCTCCCCCACCAGTGCTTGCAAGAAGATGTGCAACTAAATCCTGTGCTGTATTCATTCGCTTGTTTTCTTGCGGCCATATTTCTCTACGACATACTCACGCAGCTCTTCTTTTTTCATGGTCGGCTTGTGCTTTTTCTCAACGTCCATCATTTCTCTTGTCAGCCGCTCGCTTAGACGCTTGCTTTTTGGCCGAGGCTGCGGGCGCCCTTTATGCGTTACAGCGCCCTCCACTGTTAAATTGCGAGCTTCTGCCACTCGCTTTACGTCGCCAGCGCTATCCACCCAAGCCCCGGGGTCTTGAACCCCACGCCTATCTGCGAGACCTGCACAGTAATACTTACCGCTGGGGTTTATTCCGGCCCTTCTTGCGAGCGTGATAATGTTCTGGGCATGGTCTTTCGGCATCCGGTCGAATTGCTGGTTGTTGAGCCTCCCTTCCATGAAAGCCCGATCTCCCCCCTTTACGCCCGGAGGCTGTTGAAGGGCCAGCATCTCGGCCATCCGAGGCGGGACGTTGTTTTCTATCATTTCGAGATAGCTTTGCTGAACGCTTAGTGGGGCGTCTTGTATGTCGAACGGCAAATGGTCTGAGGTACTCAACAGCTTTCTCCAGCTCGTGGTGTGTGTCTCCTAGCATCCCAATCCCGCGATTACAGCAGCGGCACAGGAGCCCCCTGACTTTTCCTGTTTTATGGCAATGGTCAACGCATAACGATCTTTTTCTTTTGCATATCGCGCAGCGCCCTCGCGCTTCTTCGTGCATACTGTCGTATTCTTCTGGAGTCAGTCGATACCTCGTCCATAAGTTGTGTTTTCTTTTATTGGACGGAGTTATAATCCGTCTTTTTTTCATGCCGGATTAAGTTCTTGCGGAACTTGGGGAACTGGTTCCCCACCGCCCCCTTCCCCTGCGCTCTCATCCGGGGAGGGAGGGCCGGAGGGCGTCTGAGGGGAAGGGGGCTGATCGGGCGCAGGAGGCTGTGGTGGTGGCGGGATTAGGTACGGCGATGGGTCGATGTCTAGGCTTGCCGCCCAGTCTTTCATCAGCGCGTTGAATGGCGCCGGGACGCCAGCGCCAACGAGGTTAGACAGGATTGGCCCAAGCGTCTGCACGGCCATCTGCATCTGCTCGACCCGGGTGGCCTTATTCGGTTTTCGCGCTGAACCTGCTTCAACCCTGAACAGAAAGTCTCTTGTGAGCGCGACAATGTCTACAGAGTTTATTGCTTGTTGCCAGCCTGCCGCGCCGAGCGGCCCAATGACTGGCGCTACGTCGAGGGGCTCAAGAAGCCACCTTGCCGCCAGTGCTTCGCGGCGAGCAAGCAGGGACATGCAGTCCTCTAGTTCGTTCGCCATATTGTCAGGGCGAATCGAAATGTTTTCGTTCTTGATCGTTGCCTCTGCGGCTGACCTGAACATTGAACGTGTATAGCCGTACACCAACTCCGACAGGCCCGTGCGTTGAGCAAACTGATCGAGTATTGCAGAGATAATGTCCCACAAGTCTTTGGTAACTTGAGGCATCTGGAAGACGCTTACTATGTCTTCGACTCTCCTGCCGAGAAGCTCGCTGAGTTCGATAATCTTGAACCCGCCTTCGGAGGGCGCGAGAAGCTGATCCTTGATGTCTTGGTCTGCGGCCTTCGTTACAGCAACAACGGTTTCGCATGACGTTGCAATTCTTGTTGCGAGAAAAGAAAAACACCAGTTCAGCAAGCGAAGTTCGCCGATGGCGGGGCGAATGTGGCTGACCGGCCAGCTATACCCGGGCTTACGGTGGAAGGCCAGCATTGTGTAGGGCCAGCCCTGCGGGTCAGCAAAGAACGGAATGGGCCAAGCGGTTCTGGTCAGCAGGCTGTCTGGCAGACCCGTCTCTTCGTTGACCTCTTCTTCTAGCGTTGAAGGCGGGACGTTAAGCGGATACGGAACCCCTTCACAAATAACCAGATAGCAATACTTGCCAAGAGGATCAAAAACACCTTTGTTATCCTTTGGAGCGTCCTTGAGCCTGTCGCCCATGCCCGTCTTGCTCCATATTTTGTAGAACGTGCATAGCTTGTTAGTCGTGTCTTTTTTCTTTTTGTCTTTTGGCTCTCGATTGAGGGTTGGCGAATCCTTCTCCGCGTGCTTCTCTAGGTCTTCTAGCGGGATTCCGTATTGCTCGGCGACCTCTGCCATCGGCCTGACCATCTTGCGTGCGCACCACAGCTGATCGTCGGCGTTGTCGAAGTCGGGGTCTACAAGCAAGTTATCAATCGTGTCGTAAAAGCTTCCGACCATTTTCATCGGAGGCATCTGCGAATCTGCGGTAGTGTCGGCGACAATCATCTCCGTCCAGAAAACGCCCGCCCCCTTTATCATCGCCTCGTTCACGACCATCCTTGCCTGACGCTTTAGGTCTAACTCGACGGGCGTCCAGTTAAGGTAATGCTCTAGGAGGCTTGCCCCCATCTTGCGAATTGCTCGCTGCTGCGCTTCAGCGGCCACCACTCCAATGAGCTGCTGCTGCTCCGGAGTTGCTTCTCCCTGCCCTGCTTCTGGACTGAGGCCCATGACCTCTGGCGGTATATCCGGATACTCCATGACGGAGACCGTGCGCACAGGATTCCTGTGGTAGATAACGCTCGCGAAAATCTCCACCAGCTCAAAGACTTTGTTGAGCTGCATCCTGAAGCTGGGGGGCGCGATGCTGCTGTTGTAGCCGCGCTCGCCTCTAGCGTAGGCGTCCTTCCACATCCAATTATGATCGCCGTCGTAAAACTGACACGCCTCTTTAGCGTCGTCGTTAAACGGCTTTTTGTAGTCCTGTGCGGCCTTGAGCTTTTTGACCCAAGTCTGCACTATCTGCCTTAGTGGGCTACTTTGCGGAAGACTTTCCTGCACTTGTTACCTCGCTTGTCTGCGTGAGTTCGCGCATCGTCTTTGTGGACTCTGCAAAATCCCACACGCCGAGGTCTTGCCATCCGTTGTCTTGCTGGAGCGCCGGATCGTCTTTGTGGTGGCAGCTGT